AATGTCAATACCAACATTAGAATCGCCACCTGTTGCTTCAAATATTGGATTATTACCTGTAGCTGCGTTTGTAATGTCAAATTGATTTACTGCTGATGATGTTGTTTGAAATATTATTTGTTCGTTTCCATTTTCATCTGCAATAAAATGTGCATCATCAATTAAAATGTTAAAAGAATTTGTATCTAAATTTGCTCCTAATTGTGGAGAGCTGTCATTTACTAAATCTGATGCTACTGTTGAATCTATAAAATTTACTGTGTTTGCAGATGTGTTAATATCACAAAGTGTAATACTTAAGTGTGTGTGTTCCTGATGATGAACTATCAACCCATATACTTCCAGCAGCTAAACTGCTTGGAGCTGATGTGCCTAAATTGTGAGTATTTATTGCACCTAATATATTATTTAATTCTGTACGAAATGCACTAAAACCCTGATTTGCTAAACTATAATCTGATACTGTACTCATATTTTACCTATTCTCCTTTTATATCATTAACTTGCAGATTTCAAACCAAAACCTTTTGCAACATAATCAAAAGTTCGGTTTTGTGCCGACCCTGAACTATTGTAAAAAGTAATAGTAAATCCTGTCTTTGTTTTACTTGTTATAGCATAAAAATCTCCAGTTGCCATGTTTTGTGCAGCTATACCTACTGCTGGAGAAGCATAAAAAGCATTATCATAAGTAATTGCTTTTGCACCTGCACCTGATGCTACATCTTCTTCACTTTCAAAACGCTTTTCTAAAACAAGTTTAATTTGCATTTTACTTACTTCTGGTCTTGATTTATTATCATCACTCGTTAATTTCAATCTAAATTTAAAATATCTACCTTTAATCGTAGCTTGTTGTGAAATGTCTGTAAAAGTAGATATGGCATCTAATGAACTTGTACTAGAACCTACCTGTAAAAAAGCATTACATTGTGTACCTGATGATCCATCAAAAGGACCAGGAGCATCGTCAAATAAAGTAGCTCCTCTTCCAGCGTCAAATAAATCGTATAAATCGTTTGCTATCATATCAATCGTAGTTTGAAATGTAGCATCATAAATAGCATCTAAAGAGATCGTATTACCGCCTATATAAAATCCTGATGATTCTATGTTAGCTGTATTGTTTGTTGGATTAGATGTTGTATCTGTACCACCTAAATCAAAGTCTCCCTCTGCACTATCAAAATTACCTACTGTAGAATCAAAAAATGTAATCGTATCTAATGTTGCTATTTCTTCATCATCACTATTCATACCTTTAACACAATTAGTATCAAAAGTTCCGCTAAACGTAGTCTCTTCGTTTATTGTAGATATAGGTGCAGAGTAATGTTCTAATCCTGATATATTACTATAAACAATAGTTTCATTATCTGATTCGTTTCCTAACTTATCTACTGCTTTAATTAAAAAAGCACCTGTTCTAGCATTGATTGTAACACTATTAGATTTTCTTCTTGCTACTTGTATTAAGTTTGTAGATGCGTTCCAACTAGCTCCGCTTGTTACATCTTGATAACGTATAGAGTAAAAACTTATGTCTAAATCATCAACAGGTGTCCATTGTAATTGCAGAGAGTCAGAACCTACTAATGATACTGCTAATGTAGATACGTCTGCTGGTGTTTCTGTTGCACCAACTATTGTTCTTGTATTTGATGTATAAGTTGATGATATTCCTAGTGCATTAATACTTTTAACTCTTACTGTATATTCTACATCATCTACTACATTAAGCATTTCATAATTTAATTGTGTACCTTTACCTAATATCTTAAAATCACTTTCTGATGTTTGTTTAGCTTCTACTTGATAGTATTGCACAAATTGGTCTGTACTAGCTCCTACTAATACATTTAATCTTGTTATTACTGTTCCGTCAGAATACTCTACTAACTCATCTGTTAATGTAACTGATGCTGGTGCTACTACACTAAATGGATTTGGTAATGATGTGCTTGGTGTTGATGCTACTTCTGCTTTTGATGCCCAAGTAAAATGTGAATCTTGGTGTTCAATAAGTGATAAAGTAACTGTGTAATCTTCGTTAAATGTCATTGCGACAACTCTAAAATTTTTTGAACTAAATCCTAAAGAGGTATGTGTTACTGCTACTATATCTGCAATCGCTAAATCATAAGCATCTCCACCACAAGTAATACTTAATTTTAATGCTTCTCTTGATCTTCTTAATATAATCTCTGCCATCTCTTCTGCTTGGTAAGGAGAGGTTAATGTTTTAAAATCAAATCTACCCTCTAATAAAAAACCACCATCAGCAGTTTTCATTGTTGCGTGTTGGTCAGCACTTGTAAGACCACTATCGTCTATTGGAGGAAATTGCACTTCATCAACTTGGTAGTTCCTAGCAGGATTGACAAAGCTACAGATTACTCTGTTATATTTATTACCTTTATCTTCACTTTGTAGTGAGTAACCACCAATAATATCATCTTCTGTTAATGTAATAGAAGCAGAACCAGTTGTCTCAATAATTAAATTATATTTACCCTCTGTAAATGGTAGATAACCTCTGCAACCTTTTAATAGTTCTCTTACATTTTCTAAAACTTTTTGTGATGTATCTAATACTGCATTTGTGTCAAAAATATTTATGTCTGAACCACCTGAATATGGAGTAACATTAGTATCAGCTACAGTTGATGCAGTATAAAAACTTGGAATGTCAATGTCTGTTATTGCTAAACCTTTTCCATATCTTTCGTTAGTTAAATAATCTAATAAACACCATGCTGGGTTAGAAGAAAAAGCTGCTGTTTGTGCAACTGAACTTGAATTATAAGCTACTACTTTCTTACCTTGCACTACCGATTGAACTTTTGGTATGCCTGTAAAAGCATCTTGATTCCAAGTGAATCTTAAAGCTAAATAAGCAATACCTCTTAATCTATGATTTGATCCCCAACTAGATAATGTTGATAGTAATGTAGATGCAGATTGTGAGTCAGAACCATAATGAGGTTCTACTGTAATTAAACTAGCACTATCTTTGTAAAAATTACCATCTCCACTTCCAACTGTTCTTTGTGTATTATCTGCTAAATCTCCTGACCATGTTATTGCTTTGTCATCAACTCTTATTTCTGTAATATCATTTATTTCTCCCTCTCCAAGAACAATAGCCATATATAAATAAGTATTATCTGTTCCTGACGTTTCCATAAATACTCTTGTTCCACCAACCATTCTTGTTCCATAGATAACAGGTATAGAAGCATCGTTAGATTGTTTGTTTAATAATATACCTTTTTCAAAATCGTCAAAATCTGTTGTACCAAAATCAGGTATATCTACTTTTGGAGATAACCAAGATAATGCTTTAGTAATTATTTTTATTGGTGCTGTTATTATTTTTGCTACAAAATTTGCTGCTGCTTTAAAAGGATTCCAACCCATTATGCTCTACCCCACTTAATATCTTGTACTGTTTGACTAGAAAAATTCATACCTACGTCAGCACTAAAAAATCTTTGTTGTGATGTATTATTTGTTTTACGACCATTTGTTTTTTCAAAGTCTGCCCAATGAGATACGATTCTTAAATTAACACTAGACGCTGTTTCTGTTTCACTTATATTAAATGTATCTATTGTGCCTTTGTAAATTAAAAAAGGATCAGCTATCAAAGCATTACTATCATTAAGAAAACCTCTATACATAGTAAAAGCATCATTAACAACATTCTCATTTAATACAGTTGATATAAAAGTTTGATCTGCACCTGACAATGTAAAGTCTAATGATTGTTTTGTTATATCTGTTTCTTCTGAAAAATTAGAGATACCCATAATAAAACTTGATTTAGTATAAGTAACTGATGAACCAGATACGGAAGATGTTAAGCTAAAAGAACAGTCTGTAATATTAACAGGAGTGCCAAAGCCGATAGTAATAAGATGTACTGGTCGTAGCTCACTTGTTGCTAGTTCCGTCTTTACTGCTGATGTTAGACTTCTTGTCATGTTGCTCGTATGTTCTCCGTTTTACTTTAATGTTATCACTTACTATATATTTTGCATTTTGACTTGGTGTTTCATATTTACCCAAGTTGTTTGTTTTAAAATTAATTTCTTTTTCATCAATAACCTCTTCTGCTATCATATCTACATTTATCCAATGTTTTACTAAATATTTCATTATAACGCTTCTTCAACATCAAACTCAAACTTGTATAATATATTACCATCCTTATCTGCACCAACAGAACCAAACTCCTGTATATCACTTGTTAAATAAACTGTTATAGCAACATCATCATAAGTAACTCCTGAATTGTCTGCTATGTCAGCAACTAATGGTGGTTCTATTGTAACTGTTGCAGCGTTACTTGAAGATGTAACATCGCTAACCACCATATAAACTTTAGTGTGCGAGGCAAACTTAATTAAGTCTCCTGCTTTAAATCTACCTGCACCATCTCCAGAGAATCCATCCATTGCAATCGTTGTATCTCCTGCTGTTTGATTGCCATTAACTAAAACACTTCCTGTTTCACTTCCTCTTGCATCTTCTATTTCTGGAGGAACAATCGTAAAAGTTTCTTTACCACTTCTTTGTTTAACAATAAAAGCCATCAGCTCTCCATAAACACTTGATCTAGTTCCTGTAATAATAGAAACTGTAAATCCCCATCGTTGTCCATCTACTTGTCTTGCTAATCTTTTTCCACTATCTGATTTTGAGATAATAGTATTTTGTATAGACTTAAAGCCCATTGTTTCAAATTTAGAACTTGATATTGGAAATGCACCACTCATTAAATTAAGTTTTTAGCTCCTCTCTCATTTACAGCTTGGTTAATAATATTAGATATTGTTCCTCTGTTTTGTATTAATGCTTCTTGGAATCCTCTTGTGTCAATAGCATTAACTGTAAAATTAACATTAACAGGACTGCCACCTGCTCCTCTAGCAGATTGTGTAATTTGTCCTGTTTGGTTTGGTACAAATAGTTCTGGACCACGTTCTCCTACAATAGTTGGTTTGCCTTTTGATACAGCTCCACCTGATGCTTTGCCAAAGAGTCCACCAAAGAAACCACCAAATCCACCAGATAAAGCATTTATAGCTGTTTGTATTGATAATTGTTTTTTTAATGAAGAATTTTGTTGGTCAATTTTACGTTTTTTTCTATCTTCTAAAATTTGTTCAGTTTTTTTAAGAGCTAAATTTGCCAATAAGAGTAATCTTTGCTCAATCAATTTAGCAATAACATTAATTAATATTTGTTGAGCTAATTGCTTAAATGATTCATTTAAATTTTTACCAAGCACCACAGCTTCTGCTAATGATTTTGAAAAACTAGCTGCACCTGATTTAATGGTATCAACTAATAAACCAGATAATTTAAATTTATCTGAAATTCCTTTTAATTGTTCTTGTGCTTCTTCTAGTAAAGTTTTGGTTTCTACAAGAGTCGGTTTTAATTTTTTATCCGCTATATCTGCACCTCTACCTATTGCATCAGGAACATTATCAATAGCTCTTTTAAATTCTCTGCCTGTTAAAAATTCTAATGCTTGAACTACTTTACGAATAGCAAATGCTACTCCTCTTACTGCTGATGCAAACGCTTTAACTGCAAATGTTAAAGTTTTACCAATAGCAATAGCAACCATTTCAAAAGTTTCTGAATTATCCTCTATAAATTTGTTAAGATCAGCAAATGATGTTTTAAGTTCATCAAAAAATTGTGCGTCTGCAACATTCTTTTTAAAGTTAAAAAGTTTATCGCCTAACATTGATAAAGTACCAGTAAATGTAGTTGCTAATTCATCTGTTGCACTACCAAATTTTCCGCCTTTACCAAATACTCTTTCAAATGCTTTGATAGTATCTTCTGCTGTTACTGTTGCACCAGCTTTAAACCCAAGCATTTGTCTTACACCTTTTTCTCTAAAGATGTCTGCTGCTGCTATACCACCTGCAAATGATCTCTGTATCTGTTCTGCTGCTACGTTAAAATCTATTCCTGTTACTGCTGCTACGTTACCAGTAATTTCTAATATTTTAGATAATCTATCTGCATCTCCTGCTACAACTGCTAGATTACCAGATGCTGATTGAATTTGCTCTAGTGAGAAAGGAACTCTACCAGCAAATTTAGCCATTACATCAAATGCTTTTGCACCCTCTTGTGTGCTTCCAAATAATTGTTTTAATCTTACTTGTAAATCTTCAACACTTCGACCAGTTGATACAAATGATTTAATTACAAGACCAGCACCTAAACCTACAAAAGCTCCTTTTAAAGAAAACACAGCATTTTTAAGACCAGCTAATCTACCTCTTACTCCATTAAGAGCTGCTTTAGTCTTATCTTTTGCTAGTATGTTTATCTTTAAATTTTGTGCCATTACTTATACGTTCCATGTTTGGCTATTCTTGCTTGTCTTTCATGTTCTTCATTTTCAAGCATAAAATAACCTAACCAATGATTATACTCCCATACTTCCATTTTTAAAAGCTGGGATAATGTTATTTTTAATCTATCTGCAACGATAAGTAAATTCTTTAATTCAGGATCGGAGTTTAGTTTTTTTTTACTTCTAGTGGACTTATAGCTGCTACCATTTTATTGGCAATGGTGGCTAATACATCTGCATCGGTTTTGTGCATTAAAGGAATTTTATCTTCTAATGAAAACATCTTTTTGCCATCCTTATCAAGAGCTTTCATAATAAGAATATCTGCTAACAATGACACATCGTTTAAAGAATCAGACTTTTTTAATAATCTATTCTTTTCAGCTAAAGTAATTGGATTCCAGTAAATAACAGTAGGTTTGCCATCATCATCTTTCCATTCAGGTACTTCAATAGATTGAGTGCCTAAACTCTCAAAGTGTGATTTGGCTCTGTCAATAACTGACATAAATTAATATTAAGCAGTTCCTCTTGTTAATGTGCCTGTGCCTTGAAAAGTAACTGATCTTGTAGTTATTGCATCTAATCCAACATTAACACTCATACCTGTAATAATTCCTGAACCTGAAAAAATTTCATCTCCTGAACCATCACCCTCTGGACCTAATACAAAAGAAATTGAAGTTCCAGCAGTTAATGTTTGTTGTGGAGAATCAGTTTCATCATAACTCATTTCTAAAGTTCCTGAAAATGATGTTCTTCCAGCTACAAATGATTTAGTTGCATCTGATAATTGAGTATCTTCTACAACATCAGCAGTTGTTTCAAGTGTGTAACCAGTTAATTCTCCTATACCAGTTCCACCAGCTTTAACTACGCCCTCTTTTCCGAAGTGTGTTGCCATTTTTTATTTTCCTTTTTTGGTTTATCTTGTTTGTCTTGTTCTCGCTTATAACCAAGAGCAATAAAATTTTCAAGTTGAGTTTCGTTAATTATAACTTCATGCCCATCTTTGTATAATTTAATATCTTTAGCCATAATAAATCCTTGTACTACTTATCTTCTTCATCGTCAATATCTTCATCGTCAAAATCTTCTTCTTCAATGTCATCATTTTCTTCAATATCTTCTTCTCTTATTTCAGATATTAAGTCTTTGACTTCTTCACAAAGTAAAGATTCCTTATCATGTAACTTTTCTATTTGGTCTATTTTTTTCTCTATTTTATCTAGTATTTTATCTTTGTTCATTTAACCTCCTATGGTGTTCCAGATTGATATTGATACATACATCTAACAACCATTCTAATACCGCCTACAGGAAACAATGTACCCTCGTCTGTTTCTACTTGTACGACTTCTGTATCTAATGCGTTGCCTGATCTCGTTATATCACTTTCTAAAGCTGTTTCAATGGCAGTTATAAGCTCATTTCTTAAAGTGTCTATATTTGTGTTAGCACCTTTGACAAAACCTAGTAATACAAAATCAATAGTACCAGTTCTTGTTTTTGCACCACTTCCTAGTTCTAAATCTTCTCTGTTTTCTTCAGATGTTTGTACTATTACTGCTGGATATTGTGCTTGTGATAATTCTTCTAATTCAAATGGTTGCCTTGTGCATAATTTTACATCAGGACTGCTAATTGCATCTACAACTGTTTTTATGTTACTTGCTATGTTTTCTCTTACACTCATATTCTTACTCTTCTTAATTCTTTTGCCACAAATCTTTCAAACCCTTTATTTATAATCCTTTCTGTTCTTTTATCAAACCCAAAAAACTTTCTTTTTGGTTCTTTTAAAACTTGATTAAATAAAGCTCTTTTACGCATTTCAGCATCATTAAAAGCGATAGATATTTTGCCTTTTCCTCTTTTTTTAATACTTGATGATGGAGTCAAACTGCCCATCATTCTGTTGTCATAGATTAAATCTACTGCTGTTTTTCTATTCTCTTTTTCTAATCGTTTAATATAACCCTCTGAATACGGAGCAAAAGGCATACGTCTAAAATCAACACCTTTCTTTGTAAGTTCTTTGATAATTTCTAATAAATGAAATCCTGCTTGTTTTAATCCTTTATCAAATATTCTAGGTAAAAAACTTTGGTATCTTTTTATATTTTTTGAGACTTGTGTTTGATTAGTTTTAATAGATAATTGTATTCCCATTATTGCTCATTTGTTGGTGCAGGACTACATCTACAATCATCACAAGTACAAACTCCGTAGTCGTCTGCGTGTAACTCATCCTTGCAATGACAAGTGCAACCACACTTTTTACAAGTTTTCATTATCTTGTTAATCTTCTATATCCATGTAGAGGTTCTCTTTCACTAGCAGTTACTGTTCCACCAGAATCGCTATCGTACTCTACTCCGTCTTGCAATATAGTTTGAAACTCTTTGACATAAGCTGAATTGTAAAACTCAATCATTCTTTCAAAACGATCTTTGTCAGCTTCAGGTCTAAATTTAGTTAATGATGGTAAAAAATATCTTGATAAAAATAAATATACACCAGCTCTTTTAAACTGATCTAAATTAACTTTTGTATTATCCATTTCAGCAGTATTTAAAACAGTTATATCTGTATAGATATTGCTTTTGTAAGTTGGAAACCACTCAATTCTTAACTGTCTGAAAATGTCGTTTGTTGTTTGAGTAATGTAGTGTGAAACTTTAGAGTCGCCTGACGCAATACCAAAACTAAAAACATCTGGTTGATATGTTTCTATTTCAACAACATCACAAACATTTGCACCTGTAAAGTTTGCCATATTAAAACACCAGTAAGATAACTATAACAATAACAAGTCCTATGACTATTGGTCTTGCATGATCGTCTATAAAAAAACCTATTTTGTCAAATTTGTCCATCTTACTTTTTTCCTTTTTTCTTTTTTCGTGGTTTAAGTTTTACAACATTTTTAGCTTTTTCAACAACCTTTTTTTCTGGTGATTTTTCTTTGACAGGAAAAAAACCATTTCTTGTGAAATGAGCTAAATTTGCTTCGTAATATTTTTTTTCTTTTGTAATTATTTTTCTACCATTTGTTAATTTTATATCCATAAGTTCTCCTTGTTAATATCAGGGCAATTTCTTGCCCTGATAAAGTTATGATTATTGAATTGAAGAATCTGCTTCAACTTCACAACCATTAGTGTCGTTTAATTCACTAACACCATAAACCGCTGTTGCAACAATCTCGTCTGCTCTTAAACTCGCATCTCTTTGAGTTTCGATTTTGAGGTCTTGCATCATTGCTAGTCCTAGTGCTTCAGGATGAAATACTGCACCTTTATAATCTCCAGTTGTTCCTGGATCGTTACTTGATGAGTCTGTCATATTTGAAGTTTCAAATATATTCACCCCAGCTATTTGACCAACTAAACCTGATCTTAATGCTTCATTACCAACACCTGGATTTGGGTTAGCAAATGTGTTTGTAAGACCTGATTTCAAGTCAAATGCTACTTGAGGATGGATTACAGCATTCAAGTTATCACCTGGTACTGAATTTGCTCTCAATTTAGCTACTGCTTGGAAGATTAACGCTGCTGACATAGCTGTAGAAGCTGAACCGACAGTTGTTGAAAAACCACCGAATAAAGCTGTTAAGTCTTTGTCAATTTTTTTAGCGATTGCTTCTCCGAACAATCTACCAATATCTGCTGCTACGTTTCTTGGAGCTGCATTTCTTGCTAGGTCTGTTAGAGTAGTCATTATCCCATGTTCTGAACAAGTAATTGTTTTTGAAGTTGGGTCTATTGCTGTGTTAGATAAATCAGATGCTTCTGATACTGCTGCCGCAGATACTGCGGAGTAGATCGGAACTTCAACTGACTTTCCACCACCTGTTACAGCATAATTTTTCACAAGAGGTCTCATGATTGATCTCTCACTTGCTACAAATAATGCCTCTGCCACTATCTCTGTATATAGTTCCGATAGTGTAGAACTTGTGCTTTCGTTTGCCATTGTTATTTGTCCTTATTATTTATTTGTTAAATTAATTTGAGTAGGTTTTGAGTCTCGTTGTTTGCGATACTCTGCATACTTTGCTCGATCCTCTGGCTTACTCATGTCTAAATCCTGAATATTGAAAGGTTTTACAGTTTTACCCTCGATGGCACTCTGGCTTCCTGATCCAGACTTTGACCCTTGACGGAAATGTGGGTTTGCATCTAAAAACTCTTTAACTCTCTCTTCGATTGATAAAAGGTTTCCTTTTTCGTTATATCGAATATTGTTATTATTATCAAGTATTTCTACTCTTCCATCATCATTTAATTTAATGCCATCTTTTAGTAAGGCAACAACTTGACCTGGATTAATTGCTTGGTTTTTAGAAGCAACAGATAATACAGAGTTATCAATCTTTTCTTTTTTAATTTCGTTCTTATACCTTAAAATTTCTGAATCTTTTTCAGATATTCTTTGTTGCATAAGTTTTTCAAGTTCTGCTTTTGATTTAGCTTCTTTTACTAGCTTTTCTTTAGCAGCATCTTCTTCTTTTTTCTTTGCATCATCTAACATTCTTTGATGCTTCTTTTGTTCAGCATCTAATCTTGATTTAATAATGTTATCTAATTGCTCTTGTGTAAAAGTCATTTCTTTTGCTTTTGTAACTTCTACTTTAGGTTCTTCTTTTGGTGTTTCTTGTGTTGCAGGTGCAACAGTTTTTTGTTCTTCGGACATAGTTCACTCCTTTGTTAAGTTATTAGTTTTCCGCTACTATCAAACCAATCAGGACTGACGTAGCTCCATTGATGACGACAATTATAACCACCACGAACTACCAAAGGATTTCCAGCTTTCTTACCAGTCCAACTTCGACTAGCCCATAGTTTTCTGACTTCATCAATCGTAAAAAGTCCATTTTTTTTACCGATAGTTCTACTTACCAAACCTCTGCATATTTGTCTAGTTGTAGGAATAATGTCTCCGTAATACTTAACATAAGTAAGTCCTGCATCATTAGCTTTGTTAAAGTTTAATGTTGCATCAAAGTCTCTTAATGAGTCGTTTAATAGCTGACCTGCATATCTTTTCATGTTTTCTCCAGCTCTATCTCTGCCAAATTTAGATTGTAATGTAGCAACTGCTTTCTCTACCTTACGTTGCATACGTTTTTTATTCTTATTGTTTTTAACAAACTTAACTAATCTATTCATTTCTGGGTCTTTAGAACTTGCATAAATACCATTAATAGTTTGTCTTAATTCTTTTTCTAATACAGAAAATTCAGTTCCTAATAATGTGCTTTGATAAACCTTTTCTGACAATCTTCTAGTAAAGGTGTTTGATATATCTTTAAACTGTGTAAAGTATTGTTGTTTTAAATTTTGTACTAAAGCTAAATCGCCTTTTGTAAGTTCTTGAAATGCAGGTGGTATTCTACCTATTCTCTTAAATGCTCTTTCTACTCTTTTAGCTTGTTTGTTAAATCCCTCTCTAACAACTGTATCTGTCCATGCTAAATATTCTCTTTCTAATATTGCTTTAATTTGTGGTCTGATAGCAATAGCAGCTCTCAACTCTATTAGCTTACCATCAGTAAGTGGCAATGATCTACCAGCTAATGCAGTTACATCATCTTCTATCTTATCTAAAACTTTAGTGAGTTGTTGGTAATATTGTGCTTCAGCAAATTCAATCTGCTTGATTCTGTATTTAGTTGAGCTTTCTACAATATCTGCCATACATATTATTCTTCAATGGCTTCTTGTTCTACGTTTTCCTGCTGTGGCTCGTCTTGTGTAAATTCGCCTACTTCTGTTTTGTTGTCTATTTCATCAAAGATAATATTTAATTGTTCGTTGTCATCTACAACAGCTCTTGCAATCTCTTTGTCTATTTCTTTGCCTAATGTTGGCGATCCTACATTAACTGATTTAGCTTGTTGGTAGAACATAAGGTCTGCTGCAAAGTCTCTGATGTTAAATGTTTCAGGGTAGTTTATTTCTCCCTCAAATTTTGTGTTTTGGAAATCAGCATATAATTTAAATAGTTGTTCTTCTGCTAATTGTAGATTGTCTGCTTTTTCTGATAGTCTTGCATTTAATAATTCAAATTCTGTTTGTAAAGCTATGCCTGATGATACTTGTTGTTTAGTAGTTCTTACTGCTCCTGTATGAGCTATTCTATTTATAGCATCTACTTTCTTTGTAATAGATTCCATAATAGCTTGTAAGTTTTGTCCGCTTGGCTGCAATAGATATGGTTTGAGATTTGGTTCTATCTCTTCTGGCATTTCTATTATTGCACCAGCTCCAGCAGAAGCATTTACCGATGGTGTTTTAACTAACGATGGATGATTTGTTAATCTAATAAGCTGTTCTATTTCAGAAAACTCATTGTAGATAGCTTTTTGCAAATCAGCAATATCAGTTAAGTCAGATTGACCAACAAATCTTTTATGAGATTTTGAGTTGTATAAGATAACTGCTGGTATCTTGCCAATCTGATTCTCGGCAGTATCTATTAATCTTGGTTCAGCTCCAGAGTCATCCATATAAACTGTGTCTATACGATCTGGAAACCACATCCTAAAATAAGTACCACCCTCTTTATCTACCTCTTCTCTAATTTTAAGATAGTCTAAAGAATACTTACCATTAATTTCTCTTTTGTAATTCCAGTCCATTATGTTTTCAGGAGTTACAATAGATAGGTAAGGTCTTATGTCTTGCTCTAGCTCTTGTGCTTTTGTTTCACTAACTACTTTTGGTTTATCTAAAACTAAAAGACAATGACCATAGATAGAAGCATAATTTTGAGCTTGTTTAATAACACTATCAAAATTGTTTCCATCTAGGTCAGTATCTTTTAAGAATGATTCTAAACTAGCTTCATTCTCCATATCTCCAAATTCCCTCGTTGGTTTGACTCGAAAAAGGAATGATGAGTAAATTTGGATTATGTTCCTACAATGATTGTCGCAAGGAGTATTTAGCAATCGTTGATTAAACTCGTTATCTAATTCTAAATTATATCTGTTTAAATATTGACCTACTTTATAATCATAGCCACCATTATATGACCTAATGAAATACTCCCAATTTGAAATGTTCTCTTTGTAGTCTTTATGAGTATCTAGTGCCTGATCTTTGTCGTATGCCATATTGCCTTTGTTTCATATTCCATCTTGTAGGAGCAGATAAGTTAGAATTGATAGTTAAGGGTTTTATATAATCTATTAAATAACCCAAAGCATCATTCATGTGGTCAAATCCCTCTTCCTTATCAGGAATATTTGTATTCTCCTTGTATATTTGTCTTTGTAATCCTTTTATCAATGTTTTGCAATAATTACTAATGAAAATATGCCTATCGCCTTTAGAATCTTTTAGTCTTGAATTAACTGCATTGACTCTATCTCTAATTGCTGGATGCTTGTGTTTAACTTTAACTTTAAATCCTGCGTTTTGTAAAATACTTAAATCTGTTCTACCACCAGCAGAAGTTTTACGTTGTTTAGATGCAGGATCAGGATAAACAAATATAGGTATTTTAGTTCCATATCTATCTCGTATCTCTTGGCACATTTCGTCAGTATTACTTGAATAAATGACTATCTCATCTACAAAATAAACCTTATCTTTTTCTATCTGTGCAACAGCAGCACTCATAGGATCAACGTTAAAGTCCATACCGATATGTAAAGGTTTAGACCAATCTATCTTACGTTCTATGACGCTTTCTACAGGATGAAAATTGTAATAAACACTTCCTGCATAGTTTTCAAATGTACCCTCAAACTCTTGTCTAAATGTTCTAACATCAAGGTCTAATTTAGCTTGTTCCAATTCTTGCTTTGATACCATGCCACCTTGTAAGGTAGTATATTGAAAACTCTCCCATTCTTTATCGTCTTTACCTTTTAGATACATTTCATAAGACCAATTACCAAATCCTCTTGGTGTACCGCACATTAAAACATCTCCTAGTGTATCTGCAATTGAAGCTCTCAATACTTCAAACCAAGTACGCTTATCTATATCTGCAAACTCATCTAATATTAAAAAGTTAATTCCTGAACCTCGTAAAGCATCTGGTTGATCGCTTGATTTTAAACTTATAACACTATTTGATTTCTTAACTTTAATTGTAAGGTTTGTTTCGTTTATATCTTCTATCCAATTAAATGAATGAAGCATTGTTTTTAGGTTAGACCAACATATCTCTTTAGCCATCTTAAAAGTAGGAGCAACATACCATATATTCTGTAATGGTTTAGCTGCATACTTCATCATTTCTGTAATTGCTAAATGTGTCTTACCAAATCT